CCAATATAGGATCTGTGGTTAAATGACCTACTGTGTTGCTAACAGCTTCATTAAACTTTTTTCTTCCTGCAGACTTATTAGAAGATGTATCATTAGTAGTTAGTGTTTGTCTGGATGTCATATTGCTAGTAGGTACCGGTAGCCCATCAGTTGCTAAACCCTCTGATAATATCTCTACTAAACACTCTTTAACTATCGACTTTAGTTGGCTTCTTTTTAATTTTGCCATTATCCTACTCCTCCCCAATCGCCATGAGGACCACCTGAACCTGTCAGTATCAAAAAGTCTTCACAATTAGTAAGGCCAGCTAACACAGATACATTCATTGGTCCGACGACGGAGGAACGAACCCAGATTTCCTTACACCTAACATGAAATGTTGTAGGTGGCATTGATGCTTCAACAACAAAATAGTTATCTGTCTCAGTACCTTTAACACCATTCTCTGTAAAACCAATATGGATGTCATCGGTATCAGGTGCGTTGACAGTAATAAACTGGGTTACGTTGGGAAATACAATTTGGTAGGGGTCAGCAGCGTTGCCTGGGGCAACGGATGACGTTACAAATGGCATCCCGCTAACTTGATACTCTGCAGCATGATTGTGGTATGATTTAGGGTGTCTTAGCGTCATTTTATTTCTCCCAGTCCATGATATCGTTAAATATTCTATCCACTCTGTCTGATTTAGTAAAGAATTTATTTAATTCTCCCCTAGAGACCATGACATCTTTCCCTTCCGCCATCATAAAGGCGCCAGGGGTTGAGGGCTCAGAAACAAAGTCCCAACATATTAATTGAAAATCATCTTGGACTACTTGGTAATCTCCGTCACGCTGGGTAGACCCAACACCTCTGGATGAGATGCCTAATGTTACACCGGCTTCAACTAAAGATTGGAGTATTTTTCCGCACGGGGTATCTAACAACTCGACTGTTCCGTATACAACATCACCGTCCATGTGGGCTTCACGAATAATGTGAGAAACATTTTTAAGTTCAACTACTGATGAGTCTGGATGGTCACATTCTCCTAGGGCTCTATTTTCTCGGATAAACTTTTGGTAGTTCCGTATTTCTCTCTCTAGAATAGGCTTGGGGTATATACGGCCGTTTTGATTTAACGTATCAGACTTTTGAAGAATCCCCTTCATTAGAACCTTACCCCCGTTTTGTTCCCGGGATTCCTTGATCATATCAGAAGAGTATTCCCAGGGGGTCCACTCTTTTAATAGTTTAAGCTTTGGATCAGCCATTCTCGTTCTCCGTTAGTTCATCTTTAAGCCCGGAAACCAGCAAGAACCTTGATATTGTTTCATCATTAATCTCGTTGGTCATAAGGCTTGTTATGTTTTTATGTACTATATTTATTTTTTCATTCAAAATATCATTCTCACATGTCTTAGAGAATGATGAAAGTTCATGAAGCGCTAACCTTTTTAAATATGACAAATATTCTTTAAATTCTTCAGTTTTGCCCGTTGAGAGGCTAAACACATATTCCTTGATAAGGTTAGTCTGGTCTGAGTTTAGTGTAGAGCCGTACTTCTTGTTAAACTTTTCAGTCATAATCTTAACAGTCAACGAGTTTACATCTTCATTTTTATGGCATGATATATCATCGTCTTTCTTCTCTGTCAAAAGCCAATTATTAACAGACCCTTCATATTTTGCAATCCTTGATAGGTCCGCAGATGTACCCTTACGCCAGTCGTTCAATAATGTTTGAATCGTTGCATATGATCTATAATCCCCTACACGTTGCGCATAAAATGATGTATCACTAATCTCATAGTTTATCTCTTTTATGAGCGCAGCCTTCTCTTTTCTTAACTGGTAAGGGTCGAATGTTATAGCCGCTTTCTTAGCTTCATCTAATATTCTATTAGCAAGGGATTCTGATTCGACAGTAGTCTTAACTAAGGCATTGAATAATCTAAATTCCCTGTATAATTGAGACTCTTTATGAAAATGCTTCTTTAATATATCAGACGTGAGCCTTGCCTTCTCCTCATCACCATCAACTAGGGATTTTGATATATATCGAAGCAGCTGTTCATAAATTATGCCAACATTTCTTTTTTTGTTATGTGTCTTTGCCATCTTTTCTTGAACTTCCTTCATCTAAATCAATTTCAAACTCGACGTCATCATGGGCCTCGACCTCAGAAAGTAAACCCTTCTTAGGAATATTTATTGCGCCACTCAAGTTATTTAACGTAGATTGTATCTCGCGAGTCATCTTTGCATGTTGTACTATCTTGTTATCCAGGAACTCGTCCAGTATAGGGCTGTAGGATAATTCATCTACATTCTCCTTAAACGGATTTTTTATAACTGAACTTTTATCAAATGGATCATTCATTGAATCCTGTTTTCTTGCGGATTTTCCGGTACTAGTCATCTTTAAAAAATCAGGCATGTGTGTTGTACGTGGGCCAGCAGTAACCTTCCTAGATTTTTTAACGGGCTCATTAAAGACATTCCTTATTTTGTTTTGTGCTTTTGCCGGTGCATCATCATCTGCCATGGATAACCTTAACATTGATGTATCATCGTCGTCGTCGTCTTCATCATCATCTTCATTAGGTGGCTCAATTGATGTAAGCAATTTACCCTGTGTTTGATCAGAAGCAAATAGGTCTTCTCCGCCAGCATCTTCATCTCCGCCAACATCTTCATCTCCGCCAGCATCACCAAATAGGTCATCACCACCGGCATCAGGGGCACCAGCAGCATCGCCGCCGGCAACAGCACCAGGAAGTTTTGAAGATTCCTCTTCAGATAACTGGACTTGTTCTAGTCTCAAGTCATCTAATTTATCCTCAACAACTTCATCACGGATTTTAGAGATATCTTCATCGCGGAGGCCAATAACATTCTTTCTTACCCACTGTCTAGACAATACACCTTCAGGGGCTTGGCCTGCTATTTCAAACTTTCTTGCAATAAGTTCCAGCTTTTGTTGTTGTGCAACTGAGGATGGGTTCGAAAGTTTCAATTCAAAATCTAATAGATCTTCACCTTCATACCCATGGGAATAGAGGTGTACCATTGCTAATTTATTAAGTTCAGAAAGTACTGTCTTTTGAATGCGTTGAATTGATCTGGAAAAACGAATGTCTTCTTGGGCTAATGTTGCCTTTGAACCGACATCTTCATCATACCCCAGGTATGCACGTGGGATCTTAAGGGCCGCAAACAATTTCTTTTGGATATACTGTACATCTTCGACCGCGGAGGTATTCTGGCCGCCGGCAAGAGTTTCAATCTTTGTACCTGACTCGCCACCACGAACGGGGAGGAAATAGTCTTCATCAACAGACAAGGGGTTATACCTTAAATCAACCTGTCCTGTGTTCTTGTCAACAATCGCATTACGTTTAAGTGATGTTTGGGCCTGTTCTAGATAATTTGCTACATTCTCAGGGGGGACGTTGCCAACATCAATATAAAATACCCTGCGTTCCGGGGCACGAATCACCCTGTACACCAACATAGCATCTTCAATTAAAATAAGCTGGCGCCATATTCGGCGCGCCGCCTCAAGAACAGAACTCCCATATGGCAAAAACGCGTCATTTCCTAATAGGCGGAAATGACTAATTTGCCAGTTTTCTAAAACCTGATTCCCTTGCGTTATCCAACGAAACCTTACTGCTGAAGGGTCGGACGGGTCAAACCCTTCTTCACGTTCAATCTCTGAAATAGGAATTGGAAATGCGTTAATGACCCCATATTCAGGTGATACATCATTGAATAAAAAGAAATCACCATATTTGCATAAATTCCGAACCCACATTGATAAGTTAAACTCAAGATTTAAAGTGTCATAAAAAAGTGTGTCTAGCAACTCTTGAACTTTTCTATTTTCAGAATAAACGTGAAGGCACTGTCCCTTTTCGTCTGTTGAGACAGTCTCTTCAGAATAAATATCTAAAGCAGATGCAATCTCTGGGGTAGCCTCCATCTCGCTAAAATCGCTATATCTTGACATCCGGTCAAATGATCCGTATGCAGATAATGTGCTATTGTATGCATCACTGTGGGCACGTTTAAATAAGTCCACAGCCGTAGAAGAAACTTTACTTCCGGACATGTCCCTGACACGACGCTTAATAATGGGCCCTGATCTAAAAAGATTAGTCAGGCGCTGGAATAAGTTTGAGTTTTTTCTGGAAGCCATTAATTTCTTACCTTAGTTTCTTATTAATAGAAAATATACATAATACACAAAAAGAATAAATCATTTAAGTAACCACCCTATATCACCTGCAGGATGATTAGAGCCAGACACTGGAGAAGAACCCATTGAGATAGGCTGAAATGGGTTATTTCTAGACTGCATGTGTAATTCCGCTGTATCATTGGTGGTTGTGTTTCTGTTTACAGCAAAAGCAGCTAGCATTGCAGAGTTAACATCAACCGTCTGCTTATTATACTCAGGGGTTGTATCATACAACCATACCCCTATCGCTAGTGATATAACAAGGTCATCATTTGCGCCCCTTTGTGCTTGTGCTTTATTTCCTTTCCACACGAATGTTTTTACTTCATCATATAGTCTAGATGAATATGTCTTAATATGCCTATTACGAAGTACTTCCTCTAGCTTTGTTAAGATTTGAGTCCTAGAGGTACCAGACGTTGTAAATCCAGCCTTATGAATCTTGCTTTCACCATACATTGCAGCAAACTTGTCTTTTTGGTTCTTGTAATACAGGTTTGGATATGATAGCTCATTCAATTTCATGACAACTGCATACCCATAAGAATTATTCTCTGGACAAACCACAGCATCGTTGTATCTTTTCCCAGCCTCACTTAATAATATAGCAAATTGATCAGGCGGTATCTTTCCCTTATACTCTGCGACGACCTCTGATTCGTTTATGTCTATTACATGGAAAGCAGAATAGTCTGCAGCATCGCCGCGAGCAACATCTGCAGATATAATATATTTGTGCTCTGATAACGAATACTTCCAGACCCAGACACCCATTTCGGGGCCCCATTTTTCAAGTGGGTTCCTGATGCCTACGCGCATATAGTCAATATCATCGGCAGCCAAAAATGTATCACCTGAAGCAGCAAAGTCACAAAGTAATTCTTGTGCGACCTGTTTCTTTGTTAGATTCTTTGACTCATTATTAAACCATTCATCATCATGTTCTGGGTGTACGTCCCATGGCAGTTTTATTGGATTGAATTCGTTCTCGCTAGCTTCAGCTTTGGTGTATAATTCATAATATTGGCCACCAACACCGTTTGGGGTTGATAAGACAATGGCACGACCACCAGTTGACAAAGTAGGGTATAGGCCCATCCATAACTCATCGAAATTACGGACGAATGCGGCCTCATCTACAATCAGCAGTGATAGTGCTTCCGAGCGACCAGCATCATCTGACGTTGGGATTGCCTTTATTTGTGAACCGTTCGAAAATTCTATTGACTGTTTGTTATTAGAAACTATCTCTGGCAATACTAACCATGGAGGTAAGCCTTTAATGGCTACCTTAACCTTCTTAATAAAGTTCATTGCCACAGACAACTTCGTTGCAATAACTAGCACGTTCTTATCTTTGTAGAAAAGTGTTAGCCAGACTGCATATGCTGCCGTAAGGGTTGATATACCTAATTGCCTAGACTTTAAAATAACATTAAACCGATGGTCAACAAAGTCCTTAACACATTTATCTTGAAATGGATATGTGTCAAATGATAGCAATCCTTTTGTTGGATGCTGAATCTTTACATACTTGTTAAAAAAATGTACCGGATCTTTGCCACACCGGATTATTTCTTTAACTTGTCTCTGCTTGTTAACCTGAGGCATGTTGGATATCTTAGTTCTGGATTTCTAGCGTTACAGTTCTTCTATATAACGCAATCTTACGAGGAGAGTTAATAGATGCCTGAATCATTTCAATGTTATCGCTGTCGGATAGTTCATTTAATTTTAGAGCGTTACCGGTTTTTTCTTTAAACTTTGACTTAATGTCAGAGACCATTGAGCCTAAAAATTGATTTGACTCATCATTTAGAACTGTGGTTTGTTCTCTTAAAGCTTGTTCACTAGCAAAATTAACAACAGTATGAAATGTAAGGGAGACGACATCATCCTTCAACTTGCTAGTTAAAGTTCTACCGTTGTTGTTGTTGCTTTTTCCCCATGTGTTATTTAAAATATTGCCTAAGCAATTGATCTCTTCGTTGTTTAACATAATAAAGTTCTCCTATGGTTCCTCGTTAATAACTATTTGCCTCTAGGCTTATCTGACTATTATAGATGGGCTTGATGCCCTTTTCTTTTTCTCTTCTTCTATCTCTTCAAGCGACGGTCGATACCCATTATCCCATGATGTAGGGTCAGCATCCACCCATTTCATAAAACAAAATGAACAGCACTTAGATTTTCTATAGGTTATAACATCAGAATAATTTTTCATTAAAAATCCACAAACACCACAATCCAGCGGGACAATTTCATGACCATCATTCGGGATTATTACATCAAACCCA